CATATTCTTGTTGAAAAGTTCTTAAATCTAAATCATCTTTTGCTTGTTCTATTTCTTCTTTTGATACTTGTTCGCCCTCTAAAGTTGTATATTTAAACGATTGCCAATCTTTATTAGTCTCACCTAATTTATAGAGTTCATATGACCAGTTTCCAAATCCTCTAGGACTTCCGCAAAATAATGCATGTCCTTGTGTATCAGATAATGTCGGTCTTAAAACTTCATACCATGCTTGCTTATGAATATCTGCGAATTCGTCCATAACTAAGAAATCTAGACCTATTCCACGCAAGCTATTTTCGTTATCTGCTCCTCGTAATGATATTCTAGAATTATTTCTTAATACTATAGTTAGATCACTATTATTTATTGATTTTACCCATTTATGCTTAATTAATTTATCTTTTAATTCATTCCAACAAATTGATTTTGCTTGTCTATAACTAGGAGCTACATACCAGACTTTTTTATTACTATATCTAGCAAATTTAGCTAATTCATTTATGGCTAAATATGTTTTTCCAAATCTTCGTCCTGTAATAAGTACACGAAATCTTGATGTATTAGTTATGACTTCTTTTTGAGGTTTCGATAAAGGCATCTATCCCCATTGATCAGCCATAGCTTTAGCCATTCCAGGAAAACTCATATCCCTATTTCGTTCTTTATTAGAATACCATTTAGGCATTTTTTTACCTCCATGATTTACAAACTCGCCTTTATCAGCATCTTTATTAAATAAAGGTTCTGGGCCTAATGGGTGTGTAGCAACTAATTTAGATAAATTTTTAAGCCAAAAACAAGTTTTTTTTTGATATGGATCACCGAAATAATATGGGTGAACTGTTTGATCTGGCAATCTTAATTGAGTTGATAAAACAGATACAGGATTTTCTATACAAATCTTTTCAATATCTGCATTAAATAATTTTTTTACAAATTCTATTGCTAATGCTTGTTGTTTATTTTTATTTTTAAACCAGCGAGCACCGCTAACTGCTAAATGTGTACAAGGTGGATTAGCGATCATTAAATCCCAATCTTTATCTAAATGATTTAGAACATCATCTTTTATATGATTTCCAGGACTCTCAGTATCTAATATATCACAAGAATATGCTTCATGTCCCTTTTCAGCAAAAGCATTTCTTATTAATCCAGAATATTCACAAGCAACTAAAACTTTTAATTTAGTCATATGACCATTGTAAAGGTTCTTCCGTTTGACTTGATTCTATTGTGTCCTGTTGTCCTAAAATATTTTTACCCAGGAATATAAGCATCGCTACATTTCCTTTATCTGCTGCTTTCCATTGTAATTGTCTCAATCTTATTTTTCCATTTACTCTTCCTTTTGTCAGAAATTCCGAATAACTCTTTTCAATAAGATCAGCACTACAACCGAAAAACTCGCCTATTTCCTTATTTGTACAACCGAATTGAGCTAATTTGATTACTTGATCAGTATCTATTTTATATTTTTTTGGTCTTGCCATTTATCCTCTAATCCCTTGAGTATAGGTAATTTTTTTTTAACAGATTTTTTAGAATAAATCTAATTAATTTTTTTTGCTTTGATTTTTGTATAATTTTCAAATCGTTGAATAATTACATCAATATATTTAGGATCAAGTTCCATTCCAAAACAATTTTTATTTAGATTTTCACATGCAATCAAAGAAGTTCCAGAACCTAAAAATAAATCTAATACATTCTTTTTTGTGATTACTTTTATAGCTGATTCAACAAATTTTACTGGTTTTGGGCAAGTATGTAAGTCTCTCAATCCGTCTAATCTATCACTATTAAAATCAAAATAATCAAGATCATATCTTACTTTTTTAGGTAAACTTCCAAATAAAAATATAGGTTCTATCTTCCTAAAATGAGATAATTTTCCGCCTGTTTGTTTATTTCTAGATAGCCAATAAAATATATCTTTAGGTCCCTTTTTTATCCAATATTCGTTATATTTCCAACCGGCAGTAATAAAATTAAACTTTGAATATTTTTCCAATAATTGAAACCATTTATCACAAAAAGCAAGATATTCAGCTCCTTCTATATCTTTATAGGAGTTGTATTCATAATCTAGGCCATATGGCGGATCAATAAACGACATTTCTATTTCTTCATCTTTTAATAATTTTTTTACACTTTCTTCATCAGTACAATCCCCACACATCAATCTATGACGGCCTAATTGATAGATATCGCCTTGTTTTATTCCTCTATCTGAAACTTTTTCTGGGATTTCATCTTCATCGCTAAAATATTCTTTATCATCTACAATAATTTTATCTAATTCTTTTGGATCAAATCCTAATAAATTAAGATCGTAATTATCATCTAGTAAATCTGATATCTCAACATTCAATAAATCTAAATCCCAGGCACTATCTTCATTCAACCTATTATCAGCAATTCTATAAGCTTTTGCTTTAGTTTCTGATAAATCTGCTATGAAAACAGGCACTTTTTTCAGTCCAAGTTTTTTTGATGCTAATAAACGAGTATGTCCCACAATCACAATCATTTTTTTATCTACGACTATTGGTTGTTGAAATCCATATTCATTTATAGAACTTGCAACTTTATCAATTGCTTGATCTTTTCTTGGATTATTATGATATGGGATTAATTTTTCTATTTCTATTTCTTGTATGTTCATTTTAAACTCCACAAATTCCGTCACATTCATCAAGGAAACTCATTTGTCCCTTTTCTTCATCAGTTCTCATATCTACTTCATCAATTGGTTTACAATCTCTATGAAGAAATAACTCATCTACAACAGAACCAGATTGAGAATTTTTAAATTTTTCTTGATCTCTTATCATTTTATCAAGCTCCAGGACTTCTTTCCATTCTTCTTTATTTTTCTTAATTTCTCGCCATTCTGCATTACTATGATAGGGGCAAAAAGTACATGCTGATCTAGGAGGTTTTGGATAGTTATTTTTTTCTAACCAATTAAAACAATCATGTCGTCTTAACTGTTTATCTACTAATGGATAATTATTAGTAATATATTTATGCATATTCATCTTCATTCTAAACATTTCGTCATATGAAATGCCCATAATCATTGTCACTTTATCATCTTTATTATATCTTTGTCCTTTTTTATAACCTAATAATTCTCTTACTTTTTGATGTATAGGTTTCAATTTATAGTCCCCAGTGCATTGACGGCGTAACATACTTTTTTTACCGCTATGAATATTTTTACTAAAAAAAGGGGCTGTAAAAGCTTTATATTCCCCTTTAGCTGCTGAAATAATATCTTCTTTTAAATTACGCCATTGAACTTTATAAACAGGATAAGATAATTGTTTTTCAAGCCATTCTAAATGTTTATAAACTAATTTAGGTTCTGCTCCTACATCTGAAAAAATTGCACAATCAACCATAGGAATTTCGCCTTTTTCAATCATCAAAGCTAAAGTAGTTGATTGAACTCCTGCTCCTAATGATAAAATTCTTAATTTCATAAGTATTCATTCCTCATTTCTAAATCATTGATCGCTTGTTCTCTCGTAATTAATCCTTTTCTTATTCCCATATCAATAATATCTTTGTTTCGTAAGGCATAATCCTTAATAAATTGAGTAACTTTATTATCTTTTATTGCATCTACAAACATTTTTACTCGTTCTTCATCTCTGTTGACAACTCCAAAACTATAAGTTTTTTCTGGAATTTTATCTAAATATTTCTTTGCAGATAACCAAAAAGCTGGTTGTTTTGCAAATTCTTTATCTTTTACTGAATCATAATAAGAATTATATAATTTAGCTAAATCTTCTGCTTTATCTTGCCATTCTTTTTCTATCCTTAAAAAATTCTTTTCTGCAGTCCCTTTAGAAACTTTATTAATTATTTTATCCCAAAATAAATTAAATAAAGGATTATACTTACTAGGGGATTTATTGGTAGGGGTAGTGGTAGAGGTAGGGGGGTTTGTGCTAGGTTTTTTTGGACGGCCACCTAACTTTCCATTTTCTTTAGAAGCTTCAATTCTTTTTGTAATATATAAATATTCTTGGAGTTGTCTTTCATTTTGATAATGATTGTTTATCAAAACAAAAAATTCATTCACTATTTTTTCACATGAAATCTTTTCCGAGTCAGTAATACAATTTGCTATTCTTAAAATAGTATTCATATCTTTAGGAAGTCCAGGACATTTTTTATTCCAATTCCAACAGAGCAGCCGTATATAAATTCCTATTTCTTGATTTGTTAAATGTTGTGTTCCTGCAATAAAATCTTCAGTAAATAAATACCAAGCTTTTAATTTTTCTTTAGGTTTCGAGTTCTCGTCTATAAACATATTCACCTCCATTTTTAATCTGTCTATAAAATTTTAAAGTGTATTCATCTATTTTATCATCAATTTCATCTGGCGAATAATCGTGAAAAATAAATTCGTCTTGAACTTTTGTAATTGCTTTATTCTGTGCTTTCAACCATAAACCTATAAAAACATCTTGGTTAGTTTCATCTTCCGGTAATAAAATTTTAGTGTTTTTTACTTGGACGACGCGGGACATTTTTATCTATGATATCTGTCAAATCTATTAAACATCGTTCTATATTCCCTTTTACTACAAAAAATGGCGTATTTAAAGCAACAGATTGAACTTTCCATAATTTTTGAGAATTCGATAATTGGCCCTTTTCGTTTTTCAATTCGA